CTTTCGGTCTCGATCCAGTCGAGCGCGGCCGAATGCGTTTTGAATCCGTCGCGATGCGCAGACCCGGAAACCGAAAGCGCGGTTGACGTGTGCAAAACAATAAACCGGCCGGTTTTAATCGCGCGGCCGATCGTGAACGATTGACCGAAAAATTCGACGGTCTCGCAACCCATGTAGGGCACACCAGGCGCACCGATCGCGGCCGCGCCGAAAAACACGGCGCCGCTATTTTCCGCAAGCTGGATCGCGTCGCGCGCGTTTCCATCGGTCAGCAAAGCGCGCGCCGCGACATGCGGCGCAGATGTCGGCGCGCGCTTTGCGGCCGGCGCGCGGCGCGGTTTGCCGTCGAATGCGGCGCGGATCGTGTTCACTTTGCGCGCCAGTGTCAGCAGGTTTTCCCGGGTGTTGCTGACCGAATAGGATCCGCGCGCGCCGTCGATGCAATACAGGAAATGCGCAAAGCTGGCGCCGCGCGTCGGCCCGTGCCAGTCGGCCGCGCCTGGTGCATAGCAGGCATCCGAAAATTCCGGCGCATCGGCCGCGGCCGCATTGATAGCGGCGCAGATCTCGGCCGCGGATCTGTAACGCGAGACATCGCGCGAGACGATCGGAAACGGCGCGCGATATTCTGCGCAGTCGGGTCGGGTGTAATGGGTTGACATTGTTGGATCTCCTAACGTGCAATGACGTGTGTGAAGGGATGGCGCAAATGCGCGCCGGTCTCGTGTGCATACCATGCGGCCGATGTGGCCAGATGCGGATTCGGTGCGCCTTCGAAACCGGCGCGCGCTTCGCTCGTGAGATCTGCAGGTTTTGTGCTCATGGTCAGGACTCCACAGCGTCGCGCGCGATCTCAAGGATTACAGAATCAAGCGCGATAGACTGGCCCGTAGTCGGTCGACCCCATACGGTCAACCCGAGAAAGTCACGCGCGATCGGATGCCCGTATGCCTCAAGTTTCCGCGCCAGGTAGTCCGACACAATCCAGTGCTCGTAGACTTCGATTGAATGCGGATCAATGCTGAATTCATCGCAGAATTCCGCGGCGCCTTGATCCTGCATCGCACCGATCGCGGCGCGGCGCAGTGTCGCGACATCGGCGGCCGGATCGAATTCGACCGACTGCGAATCGAGATATTCGCCCAGATCATCGGCATCCATCTCGCCGATGTAATCCGCGGCCGGCTCGTCAAAATCGCGCATCTCGCAAAGCGAAAATACTTCGTCTTCGTCGACACCCAGCGCGCGCCATGTATCCGGCGCCTGAGCGATTGACGAAACAAGGGACGACACACAATAGAAAATCTCGTTTCTCGCGAGTGATTCGGCGCGGTCGCGGATTTTCGGGTTTGCATACAGATCAGACATGGCTGGAGCTCCTAACGTGCGTTGACGTATTTGGATGGATTACGAGAAAAACGAGACAACCGGAAGCGCGGCCGCGACTACGAACAGCGCGCACAAAACCGGCGCGATGCGGCCCGACTGCGGCCGGCGCGCTTGCCTGTAGCGGTATTCGGCGCGGCGCGCGTCGCGACTGGCCAGGATCGCGCGCCAGTCTTCGCGCGTCGCGGTTGCTGTAAGCGCTTGATGCGCCGCATATTCGGATCGGAGGGAACGTGACATTTTCGAGACTCCTACGGGTTGCCCGTGTTTGAAGTCAGCCGGATCCGCCGGCTCGGGTGCACCGATCAGCGGCGCATGTTTTCATTATCGGCATCGCGCGCAATTGCGCAAGTGTTTTTTTGCGATGCGCGCAATTATTTTGTGTCGGTACTTCCCCGCATCGCATCAAGCATCCGGCGCAACCATGCAGCACCACCGAGCCGGCGCCAGGTTGCGCGCTGTTCGGGTGTCACTCTCACGGGTGCAAGCTGCGCCGCATATATAAGCGGCGCGCCGGATCCGCGCGGCCGCCCCGGTTTGCGTTTCTTCTCGATTGCGTCGGTGTCATCCATGCGCACATTGTATGTTACGCGCATCGCGTCAAATAGTGCGGCCGCTTTGCTTGCTTGCGCGAAACTTACAAGCGCGCGCCGCATCTGCTACATTTCTGGCATTGTCGGCACCGACTGACAGTAAAGCGCGCAACGCGCGAAAGCTGGCCAGATCTGGCCAGTCGATAGACCCCCCCCACCTAAACACCCGAGCCGGCGCGCGATGCGCCAGGCGGCCGAGCTCATGGCGCTTAAACAATTGCGGCCGCGGATCGCATCGGCGCCGGATCGCCTGCAGTCGGTCAGCGCGGAAAGCTGGCGCGCATCGACATCAGGCACAACCGCCGGCCGCGGATATGGTTCGAAGTGGCAAACCGCCCGGCTCGGGTTTCTGAGATCACATCCGCTGTGTGTGATCTGCGAAGCGGCCGGCCGGATCACTGCGGCCGATACGGTCGACCATGTGCGGCCGCATCTCGGTGACATGCGCCTTTTCTGGGAGCGAGCGAATTGGCAACCGTTGTGCCGATCGTGTCACTCGAGCGCGAAACAACGGGCCGAGCTCGCGACGCGCGCCAGGTAGCAGGGCGGATGCGGATCGGCGCCGGATCGGGCCGAGCGGGGGGGGTGTGCGCCGATGGCGGCCGGCCGACCGACCCTGACCGCCCGTACCCGCATTCGTAGATTAAATCGTGCGATTGAATTCCAGCCCTGAGTGGCTTTGAAATCCGAAGGACGTTTGAAATGCCTCGTGGTGGTGCAAGAGTCGGTGCTGGTCGACCGAAGGGAAGCGGCAAGAAGTCTGGTGCAGCGATAGCCTCGCCCGTGAAAGCGGCGTCGACCCGATTCAAGCCTGCCGCGACCCCAAAACCATCGCCGAAGCAGGATCACGCCGCTGAACCTGACCTTCCTGAGACGCCCGTCCTACCTGAGACGCTGGCCGATACACCCCTCGAGTACATGCTTTCGGTGATGAAGAACCCGCTTGCAGACCCCAACAGACGTGACCGCATGGCGGTGGCTGCTGCTGCCTACCTGCACACCAAGAAAGGTGAGGGCGGAAAGAAGGAGGGACAGCGCGGCGCAGCGAAGGCGGCTGGCGCCGGCAAGTTCGCCCCCGCATCGGCGCCTCGACTGGTCAGCAGCCGGTAATAGATGGAGTGGACAACGGCGTGTCCCGACTGGGAGCGCCGGATCATTGCGCGCGAATCGCTGATCCCGTTATCGCCGCTGTTCCCAGATGAGGCGGCGGCTGCGCTCGAGGTCTTCAAGGAGCTGAAGGTTGTCGATCTGCCAGGCCAGCCGACGTTCGGCGAGTGCTCGGATCAGTGGGTGTTCGACTTCGTTGCCGCGATCTTCGGGGCGTGCGATCCCGAGATCGGCAAGCAACTGATCCGCGAGTTCCTGCTGCTGATCAGCAAGAAGAACACGAAGTCGACCATCGCGGCCGGGATCATGCTGACGGCGCTGATCAGGAATTGGCGGCACGACGAGGAACTGCTGATCCTGGCGCCGACCATCGAGGTTGCGCAAAACAGCTTCAAGCCAGCAGCCGGCATGGTGCGGGCCGACGACGAATTGGCTGATCTCCTGCATGTGCAGGATCACATCCGCACGATCACGCACCGCAACAACGGAGCGGCGCTCAAGGTCGTTGCGGCCGACACCGACACCGTTTCGGGCAAGAAGTCCGGGCGCGTGCTGGTTGACGAGTTGTGGGTCTTCGGAAAGAGACCTGGCGCAGATGCCATGCTGCTCGAGGCCACAGGCGGGCAAATCTCGCGCGAAGAAGGGTGGGTGATCTACCTTTCCACGCAGAGCGACGAGCCGCCCGCTGGCGTGTTCAAGGAAAAGCTCGACTACTACCGCGACGTGCGAGACGGCAAGATTGCCGATCGCAAGTCGCTGGGCATCATGTACGAGTTCCCTGACGCGATGGTGCAGGCCAAGGCTTATCTTGACCCGGCGAACTTCTACGTCACCAACCCGAATATCGGCCGGTCAGTCAGTCACGAGTGGCTGACCGACAACCTGACCAAGCAACTGCAGAAGCAGGACGGGTCCGCGCAGAAGTTTCTCGCCAAGCACCTGAACATCGAGATCGGCACCAACCTGCGATCCGATCGCTGGACCGGCGCCGACTTCTGGGAACAGCAGGCCGAACCCGGCTTGACGCTGGACGAGATCATCAACCGGTCTGAGGTCATCGTCGTCGGCATCGACGGCGGTGGGCTGGACGACTTGCTCGGACTGGCCATCGTCGGGCGCGACCGCGTGACGAGACAGTGGCTGCACTGGTGCCATGCGTGGGCACACCGCATCGTGCTCGAGCGGCGCAAGGAAATCGCGCCGCGGCTGCTCGGCTTCGAACGCGACGGTGATCTGACGATGGTCGACCGCCCGGGTGAAGACGTCTGCCAGGTTGCAGACATCGTGTGCCGGATCCATGCCGCATCGCTGCTGCCAGAGAAGATGGCGATCGGCGTCGACGCTGCAGGCATCGGCGACATCGTGGACGAGTTGACGTCGCCCGAACGCAAGATCGAGATGGATCAGATCATCGCGATCTCGCAGGGGTGGAAATTGAACGGGGCC